GAAGGAAGCTTGAGAGCAATGAACAACTAAGAGAACTAGACGGACTTGATACAACCATTGACTGGAAAAACACGGGTGATAACTCTTATGATGGTGAAAAGCTAAAACTACTAGCACATGATGAAAGTGGCAAATGGGAGAGACCTGATAATATATTAAACAACTGGAGAGTTACAAAAACTACATTAAGGCTAGGATCTAGAATCGTAGGTAAATGTATGATGGGCTCAACTTCAAATGCTTTAGATAAAGGTGGAGACAATTTCAAAAAATTATACAACAATTCAGACGTTAATAAAAGAAATCGAAACGGACAAACATCTTCTGGACTCTATAGCTTGTTCGTTCCTATGGAATGGAACTATGAGGGATTCATTAATACTTATGGACTACCTGTCTTCATTGGAGGTAAAAATCCAGTCAAAGGAGTTGATGGTTTTGACATTACAACGGGAGTTATTGAACACTGGGAAAACGAAGTAGAAGGATTAAAGTCTGATCAAGATAGTTTAAATGAATATTATAGGCAGTTTCCAAGAACTGAAAAACATGCTTTTAGAGATGAAACTAAACAAAGTCTTTTTAATCTTACTAAAATATACGAACAAGTAGATTATAACGAAGAGTTTAATAATAGAACAAACATAACTAAAGGTAGTTTTCAATGGTTAAATGGTGTTAAAGATACACAAGTAATATTTGTACCAAATAAAGATGGTAGATTTAAAATTAGTTGGGTGCCACCTAAATTACTTCAAAATCAAGTAATTATGAAAACTGGAACTAAATATCCAGGTAATGATCATATAGGCGCTTTTGGTTGTGATAGTTACGATATATCAGGAACTGTTGATGGTAGAGGTTCTAAAGGAGCTTTACATGGCTTAACTAAGTTTTCTATGGACGAAGCACCATCTAATCATTTTTTCTTAGAATATATATCAAGACCACAAACAGCTGAAATATTCTTTGAAGATGTTTTAATGGCTTGTGTATTTTATGGTATGCCAATACTAGCTGAGAATAATAAGCCTAGATTATTGTATTATTTTAAACGTAGAGGTTATAGAGGTTTTTCAATGAATCGTCCTGATAAAGTTTGGAATAAACTATCTACAACAGAAAAAGAAATAGGTGGTATACCTAATTCTAGTGAAGATATTAAACAAGCACACGCTGCAGCTATTGAAGCTTACATTGATACTTATGTGGGTTTAAACGAACATGGATATGGAGACATGTATCATCAAGATACATTAGAAGACTGGGGAAAATTTAATATAAACAATAGAACAAAACACGATGCATCTATTAGTTCTGGACTTGCTATTATGGCTTGTAATAGAAATAAATATAAACCAATAGCAGACAGAACGTTAAAAAAAGTAAATTTAGGAATAAAAAAGTATAATAATGATGGATTTCTTTCAAAAATTAATAAATAAATGATATACACTAATACTAGAAGCTCTTTTCCAGATCAAGTAATTCCACAAGAAGAGAAAATGACTGCAGAATATGGTCTGCAAGTAGCAAGAGCTATAGAAGGTGAATGGTTTAGTCAAGGAGTCGGTGGTAATAGATATTCTTTTAATTATACTATATTTCACCAAAGAAGGCTTTATGCTAGAGGAGAACAATCTGTTCAGAAATATAAAGATGAGTTATCTATTAATGGTGACTTGTCTTATTTAAACTTAGATTGGAAGCCAGTTCCTGTTATACCTAAATTTGTAGATATAGTAGTAAATGGTATGTCAGATAAGATGTACGAAATAAAAGCTTTTTCTCAAGATCCAGCTTCACAAAAGAAAAGAACTGAATACGCAAATAAAATATACAGAGATATTCAAGCTAGAGAGTTTATTCAAACAATGCAGCAGGAACTAGGTATAGATTTAAAAGAAGCGCCTGCAGGAGCTCCAGAAACAGAAGAAGAGCTAGAAATACATATGCAGCTAGACTACAAGCAGTCTATAGAAATAGCAGAAGAAGAATTAATAGACAATACTTTAGCTAAAAACAAATATGATTTAACTAGAGCTAGATTCAACAGAGACTTAGTTGTATTAGGTATTGGAGCTGTTAAAACTTCTTGGAATAAATCAGAAGGTATTGTTGTTGACTATGTTGATCCAGCTAATTTAGTTTGGTCTTATACGGAAGATCCTAATTTTGAAGATATATATTACGTTGGTGAAGTTAAAAATATTAGCTTACCAGAACTTAAAAAAGAGTTTCCTGAGTTAACAACTCAACAATTAGAACAAATACAAAAATTCCCAGGTAATACTAATTACACTAGAAACTGGACAGGCAAAGATAATAACAACACTGTACAAGTATTATATTTTGAATATAAAACTTATATGGATCAAGTATATAAAATTAAATATACTGAAAACGGTTTAGAAAAAGCTTTAGAAAAGCCTGACTTCTTTAATCCACCACCAAGCGATAACTTTGACAAAGTTTCTAGATCAATAGAAGTATTGTATTCTGGGGCTAAAATATTAGGCCACGACATAATGTTAGACTGGAAGATAGCAGAAAACATGACTAGACCTTATTCAAATACTGTTAAAGTTAATATGAATTACCAACTAGTTGCACCTCACATGTATAAAGGCCGTATAGAGTCAACTGTAGAACGTATGATAGGTTTTGCTGACATGATTCAATTAACTTCCTTAAAACTGCAGCAAGTGCTTTCTAGAGTAGTTCCAGACGGTGTGTTTATGGATGTAGATGGATTAGCTGAGGTAGATTTAGGTAATGGAACTAACTATAATCCAGCAGAAGCTTTAAACATGTATTTTCAAACAGGTAGTATAGTTGGTAGATCAATGACTCAGGATGGTGATATTAACCAAGGTAAAGTTCCAATACAAGAATTAAATACTTCTTCAGGTGGTCAAAAAATAAACTCTCTTATATCTACATACGAGTATTATTTAAAAATGATTAGAGATGTAACCGGACTTAATGAAGCTAGAGATGGTACAATGCCAGACAAACAATCATTAGTTGGTTTACAAAAACTTGCTGCAGCTAATTCAAACGTAGCAACTAGACATATATTAAATGCTAGTTTGTTTTTAACATTAAGAGCTTGTGAAAATATATCATTAAGAGTTGCCGATAGTATACAATTTGATTTATTAAGAGAAAGTTTAATAGACAGTATAAGTTTATACAATGTTAAAACATTAGAAGAAATACAAAATCTTCACTTATATGATTTTGGTATATATCTAGAGGTTGAACCAGACGAGGAAGCAAAAGCATCACTTGAACAAAACATACAAGTAGCTTTACAACAACAGTCAATAAGCTTGCCAGACGCTATAGAAATTAGAGAAATAAAAAATCTAAAATTAGCTAATAAGTTGCTAAAACTTAAGCAAGAACAAAAAGCTGAAAAAGATCAACAAAATAACTTAGCTAATATAAAAGCTCAAGCAGACGCAAATGCACAAGCTTCTGAAAGAGCAGCTATGGCTGAAGTTCAAAAACAACAAGCTTTAGCACAAACTACTTTACAAATAGAGCAAGGAAAATCTCAATTTGAATTACAAAGAATGCAGAGCGAAACTGAATTAAAAAAGCAATTAATAGAATTACAGTATGGATTTGACAAAGAGTTAAAATCTATGGAAGTTCAAGGAATGAGAGATAAAGAAGCTTTCATAGAAGATCGTAAAGATGAAAGAACTAAAATACAAGCAACTCAACAAAGTCAACTAATACAACAAAGACAGGATGGCACATTGCCAACCAATTTTGAAATGCCTAATAACTAGGCAAATTATTATATAATATCATATCATGGAAAATAAAGAAAACATACCACAGGAGGGTGACTTTAAAATAAAAAAGCGTCCTAAAAAATTATCCAATAACAAACCAGAATCTAACAAAATAGATTTATCTAAAAAACTAGAAGTAAAAGAAACTGAAGTAGCTAAGATAGATTTAAATAAAAACAAAGAAGATGCCATTCAAACACAAAGCACAAATGATAGCAATGTTATTGTCGAAGAAAAGAAAAACGAGACAAGTAGCAAAGAAGTGGTTGAAGAAGTACGGAGCACCGAAGAAGTAGTTTCACCAATAGTAGAAGTAAAAGAAGAAGAAGTTAAAGAAGAAGTTAAGGAAGCTACTAGTGAATTAAAAGAAGCTATAAGAGATGAGAAAGTAACAGGAAAACCTTTACCAGAAAATATAGAAAAACTAGTTTCATTTATGGAAGAAACGGGTGGAACAGTTGAAGACTATGTAAGATTAAATGCTGATTATTCATCAGCTGATGATGTTACTTTATTAAAAGAATTTTATAAACAATCTAAACCTCATTTAGATAACGAAGAAATTGAGTTTTTACTTAATGATGAATTTTCGTATGATGAGGAAGAAGATGATGAAAAAACTGTACGTAAGCGTAAGCTTGCAATAAAGGAAGAGGTTGCTAAAGCCAAAAACTTTTTAGAGCAAACTAAGAGTAAATATTACGACGAGATCAAGTTGAGACCGGGCGTTACTCAAGAGCAACAAAAAGCTATGGATTTTTTCAATCGATACAATAGTGAGCAAGACAAGGTAAATAAGACTCGTGAAGATTTTATTGATAGATCAAACCAGTTTTTTAATGAAGATTTCAAAGGTTTTGATTTTAAATTAAAAGACAAAAACGTAAAATATCAAGTTAGTAATCCAAATGAGTTAGCAAAAAATCAAAATGATATTGCAAATTTTCTTAAGAAGTTCTTAAATGAAGATGGGGCAATTACAGATTTAAGTAACTACCACAAATCTTTGTTTGCGGCACAAAACATAGACACTATAGCTAGTCACTTTTATGAACAAGGAAAAGCTGACGCTGTGAAAACAGAGTTTGCTAAGTCTAAAAATATAAATTCTGAGCCAAGATTATCTCCTGATCCAGATGCAGTATTTTTAGGTGGCATGAAAATAAAAGCGGTTAGTGGAATAAATAGTGCTAAATTAAAAATAAGAAAAAAATAAAAACTCAATATAATGGGACAATTCACAGTGACTAATGCTGGATTATCACCTACTCAAGATCAATCGATCCTTTCTACTAATTATTTACAGTGGAATGATGCAGCTGGTGCTAATTTTGCAGATTTTGCACAACAATATCTACCTGAGCTTTATGAGCAAGAAGTAGAAAGATTTGGTAACAGAACGTTATCAGGTTTCTTAAGAATGGTTGGCGCTGAAATGCCAATGACATCGGATCAAGTAATTTGGTCTGAACAAAATAGACTACATGTTGGTTATGATAATGTAGACAAAGTTGATAATGCTGCTGGTACAGTTTTTACTGTGCAAGCACCTCTTGGAGCTGCTCCTAACGAAGTAGTTGTAAGAGTAAATCAAAGCATAGTGGTATTTGATCCGGCTTCTGGATTAACACTAAAAGGTTTGGTTACTGCAGCTGCTAACGACGCTACTCCAGCACCTGGAACTTTTACTTTTACTGCTGTTTGTTATACTGCTGCTACTTTTGGAGCGTTAGGTAACTCAGACTTAAAAGTGTTTGTTTACGGTTCTGACTTTGCTAAAGGTACTGAGGGAATGATAGGTTCTGTTACTCCTCAAGTAACTCAATTTAGCAATAGACCAATTATCATTAAAGATAAATATTTCGTAAACGGTTCTGACACTGCTCAGATCGGTTGGATAGAAGTTGCTACTGAAGATGGTACATCTGGATATTTGTGGTATATGAAAGCTGAATCAGAAACTAGATTAAGATATGAAGATTATCTTGAAATGGCTATGGTTGAAGGTGAAAAAGCTACTGCTGCTTCTGGTGTTACTGTTAACACTGCTGCTAATAACTATGGTTCAGGTACTGAAGGTTTATTCGCTTCTCTAAATGCTAGAGGTAACGTTTATTCTGGATTTGCTGGTGCTGCTGCTCCTGGAGCTGGTGCATTAGGAGATTTTGATGCTATCTTACAACAATTAGATTTACAAGGTGCTATTGAAGAAAACATGTTATTTTTAGATAGAGCTACTGCTCTTGATTTTGATGATATGATTGCTGCTCAAGCTGGTGGAGGTTTTGCTTCTACTGCTGCTGCGTCTTACGGTTTATTTGACAACGAAGCTGAAATGGCTCTTAACTTTGGTTTCTCTGGTTTTAGAAGAGGTTCTTATGACTTCTATAAAACTGACTGGAAATATTTAAATGATGCTTCTACAAGAGGTATGGTTACAAATATTAAAGGTGTGTTAGTTCCTGCTGGAACTTCTACAGTGTATGATCAAATGTTAGGATCAAATATTAGACGTCCTTTCTTACATGTAAGATATAGAGCTTCTGAAACTGACGATAGAAGAATGAAGTCATGGATCACCGGTTCTGTTGGTGGTGCTTACACTTCTTCTCTTGATGCTATGGAAGTACATTACTTATCTGAAAGATGTTTAGTAACACAAGCTGCAAACAATTTCGTATTGTTTACATCTTAATTAATTATTAACATTTAAAAGATAAATAAAATGGGTTATATATCATTTCTAAAATCAAGTGGTGAGGTAGATTTACTTCCTGCTGAAAACATAATACATGTAGGTGCTGCTAGTGCAACTGAAATCAATATTGATTATGCACCAGCGTTTGGTACTGGAATTCACATGAGAGCCGAAGTTACATATGCTACAACTGCTTCTGTTACTGATCCTAACGTAAGAGGATTGGTTAACGCTGCTATTGAATTAGCTAACGGAGCTTCTGGTCCTGCTAT